CCGCGCCACGTTGTTGAGCACTTCGCCGTCGAGCAGGCTGATCTGCACCCCTTGAATCTTCGTGGCGTCGTCGATCAGATTCAGCACGGCGCGTGCGACCGCAAGGCGGCCACGGCGGGCAAGGTTGCGCAATACGCTGCTCATTGCGGAGCAAGCCCCCAGTCGTCGGCCTTCTTTTTCTTTTCGCGCTCTTCCTTCGTGTTGAGTTTCTTGAAGAGCTTCGAGCGGCCGATGCCGCTGATTAGGTCGAAGGCTTCGCGCCGCGCGATCGACAGCGCCGTGCGCGAACCGCCCTCGTCCAGCGTAAACAGGCATCCGACGATCAACATCTCGGCATCGTCCAGGTGCAACATCGGCGAAGTGACCTGCACCAGCGTATTGGGTCGCCAGATCTTGCCGCTGCCGTCCTTCCAGCCTTGCACGGTGATCGAGCCGCGCGCGCCACGTCCGGCCCGCACGTTTTTTTCCCACACCGCGCGGTCACGAAAGCGCGCGCGATCGCCGTGGTCCTCTGCAATGACGATATGCGGCCGGTAACGCGTGATCGCTTCATCCTTCACAGTTGCAACCGGCGACGCATGCTCGGCGGAGAAGTCTGTGTCCAGGTCGATTTTTCCGTGCCCCATCACAGCGACCTGCGAGAAACGCTCCCTCCACGAAAACTTCGCGCTGGCCTGCAGAATGTTTACGCCCTCGACCAGCGCCGTCCCGCCGCGCTGCGTGCCGGCGCGTGTGATCACCAGATTGCCCAGGCCATCAGACACCAGCAGCACGGCCTTGAGTCGCGCCGCGCGGTCCAGGCACTCGAAAGCCGTCTCGCCCGGCTCGATCTTGAAGCTGGAGAACGCCGCGCCGACATCCGTCTCCACCTTCACGCCAACGCCGAACGGCTTGCACAGGTCGCCAGCGATCGCATCGAGCTTCTTGTTCGCCCACTGCCCGCTCTTGTAGATTGCCGCGCAATCGACCAGGTCGCCGGTCGCGTCGCGACCATGAATCGCCATGCCGTGTTCCTGCCTGTCGTAATTGATCTCGGTGTCGTCGACATAGCCGGTAATGACCGGCTCGCCGTCGAACAGCAATTCGCAGGCGTCGCCAGGCTTGATTGGCCAGGGCTTGTCCTGTCCTGTCCAGAGTTCGCTGATGCCAAGCTCGAAGCCGTTGGCCATCTGCTCTATCGAGAGCGACGCCTGCAGCCGCAGCCAGCCGCCGTACAGCTTGCCTCCGGTTTTAAGCTCGACGGTCATGCGAGCACCTCCAGCGCGACGCCGCCCGTTACGAAGCCAGGATGACGGATGCCGTTGCGCGCCACCAGCTCGGCGTCTCGCGTCGCATCGCCATAAGCGCGATAGGCAGCCACCAGCGCCGGCAGCGTGACCGGCAGGATGATCGTCGTCAGGCGGGGCAGGTCGATGGCGCGAGCGGTAATGTCGCGCACCACCGCCGCGCGCAGATCCATCAGCACGGCATACGTCGGCGCCGATGCTGCGGCGGCTTCGTCCTCGATGGCATCTGCCAGCGTCTCCCGCAGGGCGACAGCCTGCGCATAGGTCAGCCCGGCAGAAGCCAGGTCGATGCGCGCTACGCCGCGCGCCGACTCGACAAGTGCGGCACGGCATACAAGCGATTGCACCGCAGCACGATTGGACGCCTGTGCCCGGCGCGAAGGCGTCGTCTGCGGCACGGACGGCTTGCTGGTACGCCAGCCAACCAGACGATTCAAGGCCGACAACGCATCGAGCGGACGCAGCACCGCGCCGCGCAGCCCATAGAACAGACCGAACGCCTGCGTGGCCAGGTCGAGCGGCGTCAGGATCAGCGATGAGACGGACGAAGAGAAGCCAGAAACCGCGCCAATGAATTCGCGCACCACCGTCATGTCTGGCAGGAGGCCGGCGCGCACCGCATCGAGCGCCGTCCCAGCCTCGCCAAGCAGGTCGATAGCATCCTGACTAACGAATTCAGGAAGATCGTCGACCGAGAATGCCTCGGCGAAGTCTTTGCAGCAGGCATCCTCGGCCGCATCCGCTGCATCCTCTACCCGAGACGCCGTGTCATCTTTTGCCGCCGCCGCCGGTTGCTCTCCGCTCTGCACGAAGCGCAGCGAGAACACCGCCATGCCGCCGCGATCCGTGAGCGACTCGCTGAAGCGATATTTCTCGATGATCGATACCGTCATGCGTCCGAGCGTCGGATGCACCAACTCGCCGGGGCCGGGCTGTTTGAGCGCGTCGCGCAGGGCATCTCGGGCGGTGAAATAGTCCGAACCGATCACGATCGCGTCGAGCGCGTACACCCCGGCCGCCATGCCGAGGTCTTCCGGGTACGGATCGTCGCGCAACGGAAACTCGAACAGCACGCCACGCCGCCCTTCTTCCGTATCCGCCGTGCGAACATGGAAAGGCACGCCCCGGAAGCTGGCCGGCTGCAGTTCGTCGCGCCAGCTCATGGCATCACCATCATCTGCCCGCCGCCCTCGACGGCGAATGGCACGTCGCGATTATTTGACCTGGCGGTAACGCCTGAAACGCGACCATCCTGATCGACGCGCACGCGAATCTCGCCGCCGACCCTGGCCGGTTCAGAATGTGTCTTGTCGTAGATTAACGATCCGAGCGAGGTTTCTTTCCCAGTGCCCCAGGAGAGCGTCTTGTTGATTCCCCAGTTGATGCCATCGCCAGCGAGCTGCCCCGCTTCCCATGCGCCGTACAGCGGCAGCGCGCGCTTGAGCGCGAAGCCGCCGCTGGCCGCCAGCATCCGCTTCGCGCCGCCCAGCACCGCCCGGCCAGTGCCACCCGCACCGCCGCCAGTCAATACATTGGTCAGGCCGGCCGCGCCAGCCGCCGCCGCTAGCGCGGTGAGCGCCGTTGTTGCGGCAACGGTCGCCGTGGTGAGCGCCGGGTATTTTTCTGAGATATCAGCGAATCCGCCGGCCAGCGTTTTGATCGCCGGCATCAGCGTCGACTCCATGACGGACTGCTGGGCAATCAGTTGCGCGTTCGCAGCGCGCTGCGAATGGAACGAGGCGGTGCCTTCAATCAGCGCGAAGTTGCCCGCCGTTGCGCCCGCGCCGCCAAGCGTTTTCTTCTGGACGTCGGCGAGGTAGTTGCGGTTGTTCATGATCGCCACCAGCGCCATCATGGCCTGACGGTCCTGGATCAGGCCGCCCATGCCGCTGCCCTGGACGATATTCGCCATGCTCTCCAGCGTGGCGCGCCGGTCAGCGTCTCCCTTGGCATCCTTGAGCTGCTGTTGCAACTGCTTCCATGCCGTGAGTTTCGATACCTGGCTGTCGACAAGGCCAACAAAAGCGTCGACCGAGTCGGTGCCTTGCATGCGCTGTTTCGCCAGGTATTGAGGCAGGTTGATGCCGAGCTTTTCGGCATCCTTGGCCGTGTCGGCGCTATTGATCTTCGCAAGCAGGTTGACGAGGTTATTTCCAGCCTCATCCTTGGTGCCGGCGGTGATGACGGCTGCCTGGTTGAGCGCAGCAAGCTTGGCGAATCCAGATGTGCCACTCAGCCCCGTAGCAGAAGCCGCAGCCATCTGCGACGGCAACCACTTCGCCATGTCTTTCAACTCGAAGCCGCCCGCCTGTCCGGCGGCGATCGCCATGTCGATGATGCTCGGCAGTTCGCCAGGCTTGATCTTGAAAGTCTGCATGCCGCGAATGGCGATGTTCGCGAGCTGCGTTGCTTCAGCACCAGAGGCCGTCGACGACTTCATCAGCGTCGGCAACAATCCGGTGGCGTCACCGACCGTCATTGCGCCAGAAGCGATCAGCGCATCAAGCGTCTCTGCTGCCTGGTCGCGAGTGCCGCCGCCCGCGCGGATCGCGCGGTTGATCGCGGCATCAAGATCCTTCATTCCGGCTTTCCGGCCGGCGGTATCGCGATCCGTGAAGGCCGTGTTCGCCATGTAGGCCAGCCGCAGGTCGTAAGACATGGCCTGCTCAGCCTTCGGCTTGAGTACTGCGCCAGCCGCCGCAGCGCCCGCTATACCCGCCAGACCGCCGCGCATCAGGTCGGTCTTCGACAGCTTACCCATCTCAGCATTCAGCGCCGACACCTTCGCTCGCATCGCCTCGGCTGCGCGGGCCTGCTCGCGCCAGCCCATCGTGCCGCTGGAAGCCAGGCGGCGATAGGCCGCCTCGGTCTGCTGGATCTCGCGGCGGATGGTCCGTTCCGACCGCACGCCGAGCAGCTCGCGCGCCTGCGTCATGCGCTGGTACTCGTCGCGCTGGGCGCGGTGCGCCTTCGCCGTCTCGCCCGTGAGCGTCGACAACGCCTTCGCCGCCGGACCGGACATCGAGTCCACCAGCTTCAGCAAGACGCTCAGCGAGAGATCACGGTTGGCCATGCTTGGCGAGTTTCCCGGCGATGTAAGTGAACTCGGCCTTTGTCAGCTTTTCGATTTCCGACAAAGGCCAGTGAGTTTTCAAGGCGATGAAGAGCGCGGCGTCTAGGTAACCGCTGCGGCGGCTGGCGGCGGCTCCCCCAGGCTGTCTGCCTCCAGCATCTTCTGCACGAGCCGGTTGTAATCCGGGCGCTTCAAGCCATTGAACATGCCGGGCGTGAACGGACCCTTGAAGTCGCCGATGCGCGTGACCACTCGGCACAGCATCTGCACATTGAAGGCATGAAGGTCAGTGGGCGGAACCTCTTTTTCAGCCTCGACCATGTCGGCGACCAGCGGTTCGCGGATTTCGAAGTCCTTATGCGTTACGCCGTTGATGGACAAGCCGATCACGAATGTGCCGGTAACGGTTTGCATGGTGCTCATCGACCCACCTCATCGACCGACAGCCCCTGGAATGTCAGCTCGACCTCGCCTTTGGAGAGCGAAATCGCGCCGGCGCAGAACGCATTGCGAAGGATGTAGCTGGTGCCAGTGTCGCAATCGAAACTGATCGCTTCGTCAGTGATCGCCTCGAAATCTGCCAGGCGCGTCTTGGCATCGTGCGTGATGCTGCATTTGATCTCAGGCACTTCTGTCTTCTCGACAAACCCGAGCACGCCGGCATCGCCGGTCACGCCTTCGCGCGAGAAGCCTGAAAACTTGAGCGTCGCGCCTTCCTTCGAAGCCAGGCGTTGCCCCTTGACGTTGATGGCCACGCGGCCGGTAAGCTGTCCCATTGCCTGCCTCCCTTAGAGGATGTACTGGATGGCCGCCGCAAAGACCTCGAACTGATTGACGAGGTTCGGCGGGATGATGGAATTGACGCGGTCTTCGTCGGCCTCTGAGCGCAGCACGATCAGGTCGCGCTTGAACTGCTCGATGTCCTCGATCAGGCCGACGCGCACCAGGTCGCCGGCCGCCGCAATCAGCACGTTCTCGATCAGGCGCGGCGTGGCGATCTTCTGCCCAGGAGCGATCTTGCCGAGCACGTCGTCGCCGGCCAGCTTGTGGCGCGGGAAGGTGGAAGCCACCTTGAAGCGGAAGTAGCTGCGGCAGTAATCCGCCGTCCACTTCGTGTTCAGCTTGCGCATGGCGCGATCTTCCATGCCGAAGGCGTTGGTCTGGTAGGTGGTGAACACCTGCTCGATCATCGCCATGCCGGAAGCGTCGAACTTGATGGTGCTGATGCCGTCGTGCAGCAGCAGGTTGCGCTCCGAGTCGGTGAAGCGGTCGGCCTCGGCCGGCGCCAGCACATCGGGCAGCGTGAGGTTATGGAACGGCAGAGCCGGATCGTCGGCGCCGGACTGCTCGCAGCGCGCGGCGAACTGCGCGGCCGCCACCCAGGGCAGGGTGGGCGATTTCTTCAGGCCGGGGAACGTGGTCTGCTTGCTGTTGCGCGCCGCGCCATAGGCGGCCAGCTCGGCAAAAGTGCCGGCCTTGAAGCCGAAGCTGTGCCCCGCACGCATATCGAGGCCGCCCCAACGGCTTTCGAGTTCGCTTTCCATTGCCGCGACGTTGGCCACGTCCGTCCAGGGCATGGCGATGGTGTAGAACGCGCCGGTGCTCATGGCGGAAATCGCTTCGAGCGCATCCGGGTTGCCGGTGCCGCCGCTCATGGCGACGATGGCGACGGCCATGCCCTTGGGCGTGAATTCCCCAGTGTAATAGTTGAGGCGCACGTCGATGCCGTTGCCTTCCGCGCCCTTGTGCTTGGCGGCCAGCGTGACCACGCCGAGCGCCGAGGTAGCGGACACGGCCAGATCCGGATTCGCAGCGATCGCGGCGACGATGGCGGCGGCGATCGCGGTCGGCGTATCGGCGGCGGCGATGCCTACCTTGACCTGCGTGCCGCCGATCATCAGGTTGAGCGTGCCGGCTTCGGTCGGAGATCCGGTAATCGTGATCGAGCCAGCAGCCGCAGCGCCCGCTCCCAGGTCATCGAGCGCCAGCGCCCACAGGTCGGCAGTGGGGTGTACCTTAAGCGCGGCAGGAATCATTTGCGCCAGCATCGAGCCGCGCCCGAAGTAATTGACGCCATCCTCCTTGCGCGTGACGCGCACCAGCACGCCTTCGGCAACCGAACCTGTCGAGAGACGCTGACCTAGAAGCAGCACGCGGCGCGACATGTTGGGCAGGCCGCGCACGGCGCGGGATGGGTCGATCTCCACCCAGGCGCCGGGAATCAGCCAGTCGGTGGGGATCGTATTGAACGTGATGTTGTCGGGCATGATGCCTCCTGGTCAGGTTGCGTTACTTCTTGGTCTTGGCGGGCGCTTCGGCGGACTCGATAACGCCTGCAGCGACCGGGTCCAGACGTACATCTCCGTCATTGGCGCGGCGCAGCCAGAATGATTCGCGCTCGACGACCTCGCCTTCGGCCTTGAGAATCTCGCCGTTCGGCTTGCGCACGCGGGCGCCGTTGATGGGGGTGGCTTTGACTTGCGGCATGCGATGCCTCCTATGGCGTTTGAACGGTAACGGTCTCGGAAACCTCGGGGACCGAGGTGCCGTGATCGGGCGGATCGCCGACCCACTTGGAGTGCTCTTCGGCGGTTTCGAACGGCTCCAGGTCGTAGTCGGCGCGGAAGCGGATGAAGTCGGCCAGCGCGGCTTCGTCCAGCGCGGGCGGCATGTCGATCCAGCCGGCGGTGCGCACCGTCACCACGGCGACATGCAGGTTGTTTTTCGCCAGCAACTCGTCATGGATGGGCTTGGCATCGACCACGACCCAGTTGTAATCGGCAACCCGCGCGCCATGCGCCAGCGCGACGACGCCTTCGATGATCTGATAGAGGCCGATGGTGTTGCCGTCGCCCTTGCGCGCCGCCGCCTGGCCGGCGGCATTCCGCGCCACGCAGCCGATGCCGTAGTGCAGGCGCAGCGTGTCGTCCTTGATCTCGATCTGGCCGGGCGAAACGTACACCGCCGGCGCATCGGTGCCGAAGCGCTTGACCAGCGCCTCGCCATCGACCTCGGGGAGCGCGCCGACCTTGGCGAGCCGTCCCGCCAGCGCCGACTTTTTGACCAGGGCGATCAGGCCGTCTTCGCTTTCAGCCAGCATGCGCAGCCCCCTGGATGCGACGGGCGATGATGTCGAGGATATCGGCGCGGTCGTCGTCGCTCACGCCGAGGAATGGACGGGCACGAATCGTCACGCTCTTGACTGTGACAAAGCCGCCGGCGAACCTGAAGCGGAGCGCCTTGCCCGCCTTGGCTCGCACAACGCCGCCGAAGTGCATCAGCGCCGCATAGATGCGATTCACGCCCCACATCGCGTAATCATTGCCGGACTGACTGGATATCGAGCCGGACAGATGGCCGTCCTTGGTGAGCGTGCGCCCGCCCTGCATCTGCACGCGCAGGCTCGGCTTCCACTTGCTGCCATCCGGCGCGGTTTCGGTGCGGAAGCGCATGCGCGTGGAGCCTTCGCCGAGCGCGGCGA